GCACATTCACAAGCTTCTTCAAAAGTTTCGAATGAAACATAGATATAACCGTTCCGTAGCTTCACGTCAGTCGGTTTTGTGTCAGTTACATTAGCCGTATGTCTGTCCATTGCCCCACCAAGGTATGGTCCGGACTTGTTTACCTGAACAATGGCTATGCTTCTACGTCGAGTGTATGCATCGTATGGTATCTGGCCCTGTGGTGCCTGAACCAATGTTGACGTTCTACTTCGACCCATACTTCCGGTATGGTCAATCCAAGGTCTATCTACGCCAACCAAGTGTGAAATACGTCCTTTTAGAAAGCATGCACTGCTCGGTGCCATATGTTCAACACCAACCTTGTTTTCTCCAACTTTCTTCCTATTGTCCACAACCTCTGTCCATCCGTTCGTCGCAAGGAGTATTGCTTGTTCCACACCCCAGTCCAGTTTCTTGTTTGTTCCAAGTTCATACTGTCCTATCTGTACGAAAGCACAAGCCAATGTATCTGCATAAAAAGGCTTGAACATGCTTCTTGTTCCAAGCATTGCATAGTTACTGTCTGGGTTCTGTTCTATTACATTCTTTGTTATATCACACCCTATTTTACCATAAGGTAGGTTTGCTAGGATACAATTGAAACGCATATTATTTAGTTGTTATCTTATGATTATTCTTTTTTGTTCCATTTTATTTACCAGGTTACACCATTCTTCATCTGAATGTTCCGATACAACCTGTGTATCAACCTTTATGATTATGCGGTCTGGTTTTCCAAGAACTGGGTCTGTATTGTCTTTTATTATTTCTGGGAGTGCTTTTTGAACTTTGTTTACTGTTGTTTCGATTGCCATTTCAAGCTCTTCTGTATTGTCTGAAATATTTTCTGGTACATTTACGGAAATAGCCTCTACTGATTCTTCCGATACTTCTACCGTTTCCGTTCCCCAAGTTTCTGGAATAACATTTGAAGCAGGGTCTTCTACCTTTATCCAGAACTTTATATTTCCAATTTCGATGAAGTATCCTACGATATTTTTGTTTATAAGACGTTGAAATGTTTTGTAGCTAATGTCCATTTTTTCTGCTACGCCTAAAAGGTCATAGGCTTGTTTGATAGACTTCATTTTGTGGAAACATTTGCGGGTGTTATCACTGTTATACCTTGCAACAATAAGTGTCTTCTTGCTTGTTCTGTGTTCCGCATAACTGCAGTGTCCAATGTATTGTGCAGATTTACTATACCATTCTACTGTTTCTTCTGTGGCTTCATAGGTTTCATTGCCAATAACCGGCTGACGGCTTATGTCATAACGATAAATAACGTTTCCATCATCATTCCATTCGATTTTGAATGAAATCGGTGATTTTCCAAAGAAGTTTTGCATAGGTATTGCAATAACACCATTAGGCGCTACAACAAGTACAGTATCTTTTGCATTATTTTTTGACCAAGCATCTACCAAGTCTTTACGAATCTGGACATATTCTGGTGAAGCACTTTCTGTAACATAAAACCAACGCCTATCGTCATACTGTTTGAGACCCTTATTCAAATCAGAATAAGCAATAAAAGTCCAATTGCAGTAGTTGTGTGCATCACGTACAAAAGCGTCTTTGTGGTATTTGTCAATTGATTGGTCTTGATTATTCATAGCATTGATGTAGTAATGCTCTCTGTCATTTGCTTTTACAAGGTTTGTAAAGTAAAAATCAAGTTTAGAAATGTTTTCTTTTGTGTAGTTCATAATTGTTACTCCTCTACTCTGTTTGATTCTGGACCGGTCCAAACAGAGCAGAATCATAACAAGTTTTATTTGTATAATTAGTAGTCACTTTTCTAAAAGCTTCTACATATACTTAGTAGTAGCTTTGAAAAAGCAACTTTTTCTTTTGTATAACCCTATATTATCTAAAAAAAATCAAATATTTAGGAAAATCGTAAAAATTTTTGAACAAAATAGTGTTTTGCTTTCTTTCCCAGGGTGTTGGGTGTCCCATAACTGTAGTATAATCTTACGTACATGACTTCAGAACTCAAGTCTCTAAATTTGTGCATATCAAACATAATTATTATACTACAGTTGTGGGACAACCCTAAGGAAAGAAAGCAGAACATTTTTGTGGATTCGAATAACATCTACTAATATAAGTAGGAGTAGATAAATGAATTATCAAAAATACGTAGAAGACTTATTCAAACATGCATGTTTGGCTTCTTGTTATTCTTACCTTGCAAGAGGCAAGTTTGATTGGGTTCAGATTACACAGGACATTCTTGACGGTGTAAAGAACAAGTACATTGAATCAGACTGTTATGTTGAATACCCAGTAAAGTATCTTGGAATGATGGGTCTGAAAGTCCGTGATATCGAAAAGGTATTTATTACAAGTCTGGCACAGTTACCAGATAATGGTACCTATATTGTAGAATACAAAAAGGTCCCAAATGACAAAGCCAGTCACTTTGTTATAGTAAAGGACAAAAAGGTTGCTTTTGACCCATATGAACCAAGCCTTACTGTAAAAGTTGGTGCGCCTTACAGTTATAGAAAGCTCATCTACTAATTATGTAAAGTGCCTATGATAAAATAGATAAATCCAGTGTTCTTCTAAACTTGGGCTACCCCTAAAAAGGTAGCCCATTTTCTTTGCCCAAGTGCCTGGTCAGTCAAAACATAATCTTTACCCATGCATACCTTATTATAACCTTTTGGACAGTTTACCCTCAAAAGCCCTTCAACTTTACCTACATAGCTTTTGCCCATGCTTGCACTAATTATACAAAGGAGAAAAAGCTAATGGTATTATCTTATTTTTGCCCAAAGTGCAATAAACATTTTATCAAGTTGGTTCCTTGCTGTGAAATGAATAAGGAAGTAACGGAATGCAGATACTGTGGAAAGAAAGCCACATTCGATGAGAAAGATTTTATGGACGCTGTTATAAAAAACATTGAGGGCACAAGAAAGGAAGCACAAGAAGCCCATAAGGTGTTCCAAGAAGTACATAAAATTGCAAAGGGAGCGTAAAAACAACGGGAAGATTCTTTTGAAACAACAATAACTAATTGAGTATAGGAGAAACACTGGATATGAAAAAGATTGATTTGAATGAACTGAATGAGTTTATAAGGCTTGCAGACCTTGCAAGAAAAGCTTACTGCGGAAGTAAGGGAACCACAAACAGAAGGTGGTATGAAAAGCAGGGAATAAGCAAGGAAACAATAGACTGGCTTATTGCACACCATTATGCATCACAGAAGCCGGGAAAAAGCTTGTGGATTGCTTTTGAAAATAGGTTCCATCCGGAAAAAACAATCGGAAATCTTTCAAGGGCATTGGAGCTTGCGGAACAAAAGTAAAATGGAGGCCGTGTCTGTTTGTTACAGATTACGAAATAAAACGGTGGCACAGAATAAGGGGCAAGTACATTTACCTTTTGGCTCTGAACAAAAGCTTATGGGCCACCGTGATAAACGACACTGATGACGCTACCACGCTTGATGCGATGGTACATCTTAGGTTTGTGGATGCATTACATACATACAATGGATGGAAAAAGGAGCTTTATGAAAATAAAAGGTAATGCAGAAATTGTTGGATTAGATTTATCAAAATATCTTGATACGAGTTCAACTTTTTATGAGAAACTTATCAAGATTTACACTGAAAATGACAGTATTCCAAAAAAGGTGATAGTAGGTAGAAACTTACATCATAAAAAACTAAGAAGTTGGTCAAAGCATGATAAAGAACAAGTTGATAATACACCAGAAAATCTTGTTTCATTATCATTTCCAGACCACATTTTAGCACACTACTACATTTATAAATGTGCTAAAAAACCATATCTTGCATCTGCTGCAAGAGCTTGGTGGTTTATGTCAAAGAATCTTCTTAGGGAAGGCATTCTGACCGAGGATGTTGAAGATATTGTGAACACAATGCGTGGGGAACTTGGTGATGCTTATCTTGCGTGGTCAACACCAATGAAAGGAAGAAAGCCCAGTAACTTTGAAACATTCCGTAAAGCGTGTGCTAAATATTGGCAAGAGCATAGGACATCAAAGGAAGAAGCAAAAATAAAAAGACAAGAATATTATGAAAATGTAATAAAGCCTAAGAAAAAAGAGTTTAGAGAAGAAAATGCAAAAATTACATGCCTAAGGTGCATTGAGTTTGATGAAGTTCATACCATAACAAATTGGCGAAGAATGAAGATTCGTGCTGATAAAGAAGATTATAACCTTAGTGATAAAGGACTTCATTTTGAAAGAGTCTATGAATTGAAATACAAATGGGAAGAGTCAGATGTTTCAGATGGTTTATTGAAGTACTTAGATACATGGCAGAAAAATCACTGGAAAAAAGATAAGTGTGATTGTTGTGGGGCAGAAACACGAGGTCTAAACCACGTAAGTATAAAAAACGGTTTTACCCTTTGTTATTTTTGTATGCAAAATGTAAATTCATTGGAACTTCTACTAAATAATAAAGAAGAACACCTAAACCCTAATTGGGTGGCTTTCTATTCAAGATTCTTGATTTTGCGAGGACAAAAACAGAATGGAATTGAAGGAGCTGAAGGACAAGTACTATAAGGCACACGGTGCATATTTGGCTTACAGAAACATAAATAAAACTAATGAAACTGAATCACAGTTCATTCCGGATGCACTGCAAGCCATAAAGAAGGCTTTTCCAGAAAGCAATGTAACAGTCATTGGCGACAATCTTTTGAACTATCTTGGCGTAGATTTCGTTGTTTCAGTCGGTGAAAAGCAAATGCTTCTTGACTTGAAGGTATGCCAGCATAACAACGGGTTCAATGTATGTATCGATGGGTACAAGCACAAGGGGAATGACTGGTTCCCTGCAAATGACGTGAAGATAAACGACTGGTTTTTATTTATAAACGGTGATTATTTTATTTTTATACCATCTAATCTTGTAGACATACCACCAATGGAAGAATGTTTTTTCTATAAAAGGGACATCTACAAGACAACAAAAAAAGCGATAGTGGATTTATCTTGCAAAAGAAAGATTGCAATACCACGTGGGGGAATAAATGGAAAAATATGAAATTGAAGCATTGGTGCAGAATTGCATTGATGCGTATAAATGGATAAAGGAACAGATTGGCGAACTGGATACACGCAACATAACCATTGAAGATGTAAAACGTGTGGTGAAAATACCAGGGTATGAATATCTTGGTGCATTCGGTGAGGTATTCAGGACGCATGAAACAATTTCAAGATTACAAGAAGGGGGTGACGATTACGAAAGTACAAGTGGAACAAACTAACATAAACAAACGTTCCGGCAGAAAATGTCAGGATTTTGAATTGGCGGAAAAGGAGTTTCAGAAGGCACAAAAGGACTGGAAAGAAAATAAAGATAATCTTGAAGCGTGGCAGAAAATGTTTACGCTTATGAATACGGCAGTTTTCAATATCTGCAATAAAAAGCTTGAGGGTAAGCTTGACAAGGAAGAAATTGAAGGTCGTGCATTGGACATAACCTGTGTAATAATGTACGGCATAAAAAAGAAGCGTAATGGTCAGGAAAAATGGGACATTGACATGCCCAAGATTACGGAAGAAGTAAAAGGCTTGAGCTTCTTTTCAAGCCTTACAAGAAAAAAGAAAACGGAGCTAATCAATTCAATTATAGAAATTGCATTGGGTGAAAGACCCGTATGGGAAATCAACAAGGTATCTTCTTACGCATATTCACCTTGCCTTGCATTATACAGAAAGCAATTGCAGTTTGAAGACCAGATGCTGGGACAGGATGAAATTGAACCAGAAGAAAGCGATATGGATGATGGATTTTATCATAATGTAAAAACGGATTGGGAATATAAGGATGGCTATGGATATTACGAATAATGAGTTATCAGAAGAATCAAGGATGTGGGCAGTAAAAGCCGCAATGACTTTTATTGTAACAAATACAAAATATTCAATGAATCAGGTTGCAGGCGTACTTGCATTGGCGGACAAATGGGGTGACAAGGCTGTAAGCCATATGTCCGTAAAGCAGAAAAAGATTTATGGAATGTTCGTTGAACTTCTTGGAGGGCTTTTTGAATGAAAAAATCCATACTTATAACTGGAGCAAACGGACTTATAGGCTCCGAAATGTACAAGTATTTTGAAAAGAAATACGGAGACGTTTACACATTACACAGAATAGACAAGTCTGTGAATCTGGACTTGTGCGACTCGGATGCAGTGAATCATTGGATGCTGAAATGGAAGCCTGAATACATAATTCATTTGGCATCCCTTAGCGATGTTCAGGAATCAAACATTCTTCCGGCAATGTATTTCAGAAACAATCTGTCCAATACATTGAATCTTCTTGAAGCAGTAAGACTTTATAATCCTACTGCACGTGTAATCATCTTCAATACGGATGAAGTTTTCAAGTATGAGGATGGTGAATACATAAAGGAAGACAGTCCGGTAAATCCACGCAACCCTTATGCAGGTTCTAAGCTTTGCCAGAAAGCAATGGCATTGTCCTATAGGAATACTTATGGACTGGATATTGTTGTAACGCATACGACAAACAACTATGGTCCTTATCAGTCAAAAGTAACCCATATCGGCGGGGGCAAGAAACTTATACCGGCATTGTTTGAAGCTGCTGTAAACGGTACCCCATTCAGAATGGACGATGAAGGAAAAGCAAGACGTACATGGATTTCCGTATGGGATACATCAAGCGCGGTGGACGCAATCCTTTTCAATGGGAAACAAGACTGCTATAACATTGCAGGTGACGAGGTGCTTTCGGTAAAGGACATTTATGATATCGTCTGTGAAGTTACTGGAAAGAAAATAGAAACATATGGAACAAACAGAATAAATCAGGATTTCTGGTATGGACTGGACTGCACAAGACTAAAGAATGAACTTGGCTGGAAACCAGAGCATAACGTAAAGGAAACAATGAAGGAACTTTGGGAGAATAAATCGTGGTAAAGACAATGAAAGATTTGAACATTGACGGTATCAGTATTATCGTTCCGTCATTCAGTGATGTAAAAACAAACAGCAACAGCATCTGGTCTTGTATGAAACAGCAGCTTGGGAAGCTTGATGAAAAACACCCAAAGGTTGAAATAATCATAATGAATGATGACATTGACCACCCAGACAAGTATGACATTTATAATTCCGATGAAATGAAACAATTCTACGATTCAGAAAACATTACTGTTCGTGTAGTAGACAACAGAAAGTATATGACGGATGAATGGAAGTTGTATCAAGGTGGAAGCCGTATCTTTGGAACAATAAAGGAAGCAACCTATGATTACTGTATCTGGCTGGATGACGATGATATGCTTACACCAAATGCAGTAAGGAATTACTGGGACATTCTGCAGGATGAAGCGAAAAAGGAAAACAATCTTCCCATTGCGTGTATTGGTGCAACATTCCGCTCATTTGATTCAAACCATTATCAGTACGATATTGGCAAGGACGTATTTTCCATCTGGGTGCAAGGAAGATTATGGTGCAAGCAGTTCTGCATTGAGCATGGTCTAACGGATGAAACAATCTATAAGAATAAGGTGAACAGAAGACAAGGTGAAGATTATCTTTTTGTGCAGATGTTTGATTACTGCTGTGAACACGAAGAAGACAAATGGCGCAGAATTATGACAAAAGATTTTATATGTGGATTCTGGGTACCGAATTACAATTCACTTTCAAGGCGTGACCCATATTACGGCGCACATTTATCTGGAAGCACAATGTGCAGCAGCAACAGAATCTACGAGTTTATGCAGGAATACAACAAAAAGCATAACGTGGAGCCAAGAGAAGATGAAATAATGAAGCATAAAATCTTGAATATGGCAGTGTATTCATGGTTCAACCTTTATGACTTTATCTGGACTGTAGGCTCTACAAGGACTTCCGAAAAGCCGTACAAGCCTTTGAAGGAAGATTGGGATTTGCTTAGGGACAGCGTAGGAAGCCTTAGGGAAAAGCTTTTGTATTACTGGGATGAAGTTCAAGACAATGATGTAGTTGATGAAATCTACAAGGTAATGCACAGAACGGACTGCAAGATTCGTAACATTTGGGAAGGAACATTTTTCGATTACATAAACAACGGATGTAAATGGCTGGATTATGATTATGAAACAATGTTGAAAGAAACTGAAAAGCTTGACTTCGATGACATGAACTGCAAGCAGTCGCCAAAGGTAAAGGCTTGGAAGGCAAGACATTCCACAATGGATTTCGCAAATAAATAACGACTAAGTTTATTACTATGGCAAGATTACCGAAAGAAAAAAGAATAGAAAATATAAACTCGCCAGAAGCTCACAAGAAAAGCGCGGAAACAAAACGCGCCAATACACTCATCAAGAATGCAGTGTATGAAGAGCTGAAGGCTAAACTGTTGAAAGAAGATGGCAAGGGGAAAGCTTACTATCAAAAGTTTTTGGACAAATACCTCGACACCGCATTGAAGTACCCAGACAGCAAGCCCGGAAGTACGGTTGCGGAAACTATATTTCAAAAAGAACTGCTTCAAATGCTTGATGAACAGCATGAAAAGGAAATGAGCAGAGACCGTGATTTCTTACGGTACAGGCTTATAAAGGAGTTCTTCAAGGAACAGCGTGAAGTAATCTTGGAAACAAACCACAGTAAAAGAATCATTGTATGCTGCTCACGCCGTGCGGGTAAAACGGACTTGGCTTCCGGTTCCATTGTTTATGCCTCAATCATTCCAGATTCACGCATTATTTACATCAACCTTACATTTACGAATGCTATAAATCAGATTTGGAATAATACGATGAAACGTGTAGAAGCCGCGGGTATTGGTATAAGTAGTTCTTCCAAGGCAGATGGTACAATAGAGTTCTCAAACGGTTCTTCATTGCGTATTATGGGCAATCCAAACAATTCGGAAATAGAAAAGCTTCGTGGTGAAAGTAAAGTATCACTTATAATCGTGGATGAGTTCTTCCACCAAAGAAACATGCAGTATGCAATAGATGAAGTAATAAGTCCGCTTATGGCAGACCGTAAAGATTCTACATTGCTTTGTATCGGAACACCTCCAAGGCTTGCAAAAACTTATGGTGAAAAATGCTGGTCAGAACCAGGATGGAAAAGATTTCACTGGACTATGTTTGACAATCCATACATGCCGGAACCAATGAAATATCTTGAAGATTACTGCAAGAATAAAGGTATTACAATGGATTCGCCTTTCATTCAGCGTGAATACTTCGGAAAGATTGGCGTTTATGATACGGAGGCACTTGTATTCAAGGGGAGACAGACATACAACAAGTTTGATGAAAACGAACCAATCACAAACGTTGCTATCGGCGTAGACTATGGACACACGGATTTCTTTTCAGTTATTTCAGTCGCATACAACAAGACGGAAAAGAAATCTTGGATTACAAAAGAAACCAAGTTCAACCGTGCAGGCGTATCTGAAATGTTTGACGCAATATTGGAACATTATAATGAAGCAAAAAAGCTTTGCAACTTGAACCACATAAGCAAGGATTGTATTTACATTTATGCAGATACAGACCGTCAGGAAATAACGCAAGATTTGATTACAAAATATGACCTCCCAGCATTCAACTGTTACAAGTATGATAAAATGTATGCGGTCAGCTTGCTTTCGGAAGAATTGCGTACTGGTCGAATGAAGATTCCACACAACGGCATTCTTGATGAAGAAATGGAACAGATACTTTATAAGCGTAGTGATGATGATGACAGTATTTTGCCGGCTTTTGATGAGGAAATCGGTATTCACCCAGATGCTGCAATGGCACTTCTTTATGCTTCAAGAAAGGTATTCTTTGATATGGACTATGACATTGCATTCAAGGAATCTGAACCAAAGATGTCTGACTACATAAAGACACCTGGTGGAACCATTATCGAAGTGGCACCATTGTCAAAAGGTGGTGATTACGAAGACATGGGTGTAATCGGCTAATACTATTACTAAGTTTCTTATGGAACTAAAAGACATATTCAGAAAAGCATTATCTCCTTTTATGAACAAGTCGGACTCTAAGGAAGCTTATGATATGCTTGACCAAGGACAGGCAATATCAGTGACCCCGAAGTCCGACCGCTATACATACAATAATCAAGAAGATACAAATTACGATAAAAGCTGGACTCCAAAAACAGACACAGAAAAGAAAACTCTGTCACCAGAAGGATATCATCGTGTCGGTGAAAGGGATGAAAAGAAAGCCGAGCTTCAAGGCGACATGGATGATAAGGACTTCAATGAAGCATACAAGGAAAAGCAGATTAGCGTAGATTCCACGGCGATTTCAAACATTACATACGACCCTAAGGACGAAGGCTTGAAGGTAAAGTTCAAGGGAAGCGGCAAGGAATACTTTTATCCAGGTGTACCGCTTGAAACGGTACAGGCTTTCTTGAAGGCACCAAGCAAGGGTGAATACTTTATGAACAACATCCACGACCAGTATTCAATGTACGGTAAAGACCACAGCCGTAAGGGAAAGAGCCAGCAGAAGGCTGTAAAGAAATACATGAAATCCTATTACAAGCAGAATAAAAATATGTGGAAAGCGGCGGCAAAGGCACGTGCCAAGGGGGACAAGGAATAATGTTCGGACACGATAAATACTACAAAGAGGCTATGGAACAAGCCAAGAAAAGACGTGAAGAAGAAAAGATGAAGGAACGTCTTCTTAGCCGTGATATGGACTACGCTTTCCTTGAGGAACTGGTTCAGAAGATGAACGAAAACCCTTTGCTTCGTATCAAGGTTACGCTGAATGATGGTACAACGATTGATTTGAATACCGCTCCAAAAAAGAAAGCTGGATTTGACAACATTCTTGAACCCCACGAAGATTTCTTGGAGGTAAGATAATTTATGGTCATAACAAACGCTACCCCACAGGAAATAAACGTGGTATTGCTTACACTGGAAAAGGCAATAGAAGACTTGAAAAAGCAGTTGGAAACACTTCAAGAAAAAGTAAAGAAATTAGAGGAGAACCATTAGAATGAAGTATTCGGAAGATGAACCTTACGAAAGACGCTGTAGACCAGTCCGTATAAAGGAAGAAGTAGACACAGACCAGAATATACTTTTGGACAACCTTCAGTCAGCCATTGATACGATTGACGACAGAATAGATGAACTGGAACAGCAGCTCAACACGGACTATACCAATCTTACTGGACTTGTAAACCAGACTGGTATAGAAATCTCTACGGCAACGACTGATGCCATACTGAATCTTAGAAGTGAAGTCGCTACGCTTGAAAGTAATCTTGAACAGATTGTAGTGACGCATAAGGTAAATACGGATGACATTGAAACATTACACGCCAAGATTACGGAAGCCGACATTGACAAGGCAAAAGTTGAATCATTGGACGCTACTAATGCCGAAATAGATTTGGCACGGATTGAGCATTCCGTACATAACCTTATAGAAGCGACACGCATTGTTGTAGATACTCTTGAAGCCGACACGATTCATTTTGACAATCTTGAAGCGACACTTGCAGAAATAAAAAGCCTGAAATCAGACAGTGCTGAAATAAAGGAACTTCTGTCAGAAAAGATTGAGGTGGATGCCATAACTGGAACAGAAGCTAATCTGCTTCAACCAAATACATTCCCACAGAATGACGAGCTTCTTCTTATAAACGTTCCAATGTATAACGGTGAAGTAAAGCTTACCGAAGTAAACGGTCTTTTCAGTATAAGCGTAATAAATACCGGACTTGTAACATACAGTTCACCGGACGAGCTTATCTATGCAATTACATTCGACAACTACGGCGCGCACATTTACTTGGATTCAGTAGGAAGGACGGTTTCATATAAGGAAATACACATTGGTGAAAAAGGCTATGAAACAAGTACATCCGAAATAGTGGACAAGACCACGCTTGAAAGAAACATAGAATACAAGTACGGTGCCGTTGCAAGAAACCCATTGGACGCAAAGGTAGACACTGGGTGGAATGTAGTTGCGGTTGAGGAACTGCCGGAGCATTTGGTAAACAATACGGTTTATTTGATTGAAAATAAGGGCGCAGTCTACTACATGGATGATACGGCATATCCTATAACCTATGTTTTCAATCTGGATTTTACTGCTGGTGCCAATGACCCAATACAGATTAGCTGGAATGCTGAAACGTCAACATTCACATTCGATGTGTCATACGAAGACAGTAACAACAGTGACATCAATTTCAATTTTATAGAGCAATAAAAGGGGGACAAGATTATGGACAAGATTATTAGGGCAAGCAACTTACAGAAAGCACTTGAAGACTATGATTCATTGAAGGGTCAGCCAGTACTTTTCGTATATACATTACCTGAATCACCAAACATTAGGACTCGTGTATACTGCACACAGGATGTAACAACCGTTACTGAATTATTTGACTTGAAGATTGAAGGACTTGTAGAAGAGTTTGCAGATGAACATACCACAGGGAAATATGTAATCAAAAACGGTTATACCGTAAGGTATCATAATACAAACGTAGGCTCCGTAGAAATTAGTCAGGGTACGGTTACATTATACGAAGACCAGTTCACTACTGCCCTTACTGATTCATTCAATCTTACGGACAAGTATACATTTGATGTAACGCTCACCGTAACCGAAATGGCATATTACATAGGCGATGGAACAAACCAGAGTCTGTACCCGGTCGTAACATTCGGCGTAATAGAAGAAGTCAAGTCCAAGATTGAAAAGGTATACAATACACTTGACAACAAGATTGACAATAACTACAACACGTTGGATGCTAAGATTGATAATGAAATCTCAAACCTCGCAGTAAACTTTACTACCGATAATCTTGTAGCAAACGTTGCAACTGTAAATAGTGCTTCAATTGATAATGCACAGGTAAACAACTTTGACGTATCAAGCATTATCGCTAACGGCTCAACCGGTTCAGATGGTCAGTACCTCGGAAGGAATAACGGAAACATTGAATGGGTTACACCCCCATTCGATACTAATCACCTTTATGTAAACCACCTTACTGTAAACAACAACTCGTTTACGGATAACGCAAGTGTAAATAACGCAACAATAAATAACATGGTAGTAAACAATGCGATATTACATAGAACTGTAACTAAAAATGTTGGTTACTTCTTTTCAAATGGTACACCTATTGAAGACCCACAAATCATCGATATGGTCAATGATAAGACAGGCTTTGGTAATCCAGGAATTTCAAGTATGGACTATAATCTTCAGTTTTTACCTTTTATAATTATGAAGGAAAGTGATTATTATAATAGTAGTATTGGTGAAGGTAATGAAATTTGGGATGGGTCTTCAATAGGATGGCCTGTCTATGCATATAAAAATGTTATATCCGACCCAATATTTGCATTTGTTGCTACTGCACCCTTTGGTAACATTTACTTTGCAGGCAAAAAAATTGCTGATGCAAACTGTGACGTAAAAGTAGAAGGACTAGAAATCAGAGCGATAGGCGAAGAAGCATATAGCTCCGCTTCTGTTTCACTAGTATTTACTGATACCCCAGTTACTAATAATTTTTCCCGTAAGTTGGGTTCAGATGTGACAGTAACATCAGTTTTAGGTAGTGATGTTGTTGATGGATATCACGAAAACCTTCCCTATGGACTTGCTGTAAATAAGTCTAATGGTGTAATAGCTACAAACATAAAAAATACACATTTTTGGTCGTTCGATGATTTATTCAATGGTTCCGAGGCAATGACAGACTGTTTTCTTACAAACCCAAGTCTTATTTTGAATGCGCCCACCGGATATAATGTATGGAATAATGTATCTAGCATGATAAATGCATTTATGGGTTGTAGTAACTTCAACCAACCAATTACTATACCAAATAGTGTAAAGTACATGAGAGATGCATTCAGATTTTGTAGTAACCTCAACCAGCCTATAACACTCCCAAATGGTAAAAACGGTTTGTACTTGCCAAATACATTCGATGCTTGTACAAAACTTGCTTCTTCATCAGTGCCTATCCACATTAGCCATGAGATTGCATTAGGTGATACAAGTAACTACATATATAACTGTCTTGTCAACAATTATACTGGTATAAAATTTGCACCAAGCCGTATTCTGAATGATGCATAAAACAATAATTCACTGCCTTCACTACTAAATATACATGTACGATACCAAACTATTTTGGAGGCAGTAAGACTTGAAAGAAATAACTGTAGTAATTCCGGCTTATAAAGCCCACAAGACAATCAAAAAGACCTTGGCTTCCATCGCTGTCCAGACTATTTCGGACAGGGTGGAGGTAATCATTTCGTGTGATGACGTGGAAGACGACTACACATCCATCATTATACAATTTCCAGAACTTGAAATTACACAGATAAAATGCGAAAAAAACGGTGGCCCTGGAATCGCAAGACAACGTGGGTTGGATGAAGCCACGACCCATTGGGTAACATTCATTGACGCGGATGACGTATTTTCCACACCGTTTGCACTTGAAACCCTACGTAACAACATTGCCCAGAACTGTATAGAAGTTCAAGGCGTATTTGCACAGGCATGCCCTATTCCTAATCAGCCAACCAGATTTGTACTTCATAATGAGCCAACCCACCCTTGGGTATTCGGAAGATTGTATAGCGTAGACTTCTTGCGTCAGAACAAGATTGCTTTCAGTGAATTACGTGCTATGGAAGATGGCGAGTTCAACTGGAAAATCAGGCTTATCATTGAAGGTACACCACTGAAAATCAACTGTATCAATGATGTAGTTTATTACTGGATGCCAGGAAGTGAGCATTCTATTACACGCACTGGTGAAAAGGACGGTATTCCGCAGTACAACTTTGATTTGTGTCAGATTGGTGCAACAATAGCCGGAAAGCAAGCGACGGAGTTTGCCAAGAAAATCAATCCGTTCAATGGTTCAATAAACAAGTTCATTGTAGAGCAGATGATTGGACACTATTTTACTTACATTGAATGCCTTGGAAGAAGACCAGAGTTTGCTGAACAGAACCTTTGGCTTGGAAAGTATTTCTATAATGAATGCTACAAGTCTATTGAATCCAGTATAAGTGATGACATTATCAAGCAGATGTATACGCAGATGAACGCCGCAAAAGCTTCTACATTGGTAGGTATAATTCCACAGATTAGCTTTTTTGACTGGTTCAACAAGATAAAAACAGAAGATTATAGCATTGAAGAAATCAAGGACATAAGAAGCAAGCTTTCAGAAGAAATAATTGAAAACGACATAAAGACCGGCGTAATCGACAAGGACTGTTCAATCTTCTAATAATGCGTCTTACTAAGTTTCCTATAAAGGAATTAGAGTAAGATGATAAGATACAATACAACCGATATAATAAAACGTGCGGAGCAGCTTTCAGATTTGGAAAACAGTGATTTTATTTCAGATTATGAAAAGGTTGCTTTGCTGAATGAATCTTGGCAGATTATTTACCAAAAGATAGTAAATGCAAACGACAAGACATGGGCGAAAAGGATAAGGGCATACGATGGCATGCCCCTGCCTTGCGACATGTACCAAATGTCCGCATTGTATCTTGAAAGAAGCCGTGAGCAGATTCTGAAACGCAATTCATCCCAAAAGTATGGCTATGAAATTATAGGGAACTTTCTTTATCTTTCCGACAACTACAAGGGCAAGGAAATAATCATGGAATATTTCCCTATTCCTAAATCCTTACGCTTGCGTGAAAAAACCGCGGATAGTCCTTTTGAAAACAACATTCTTGGAGCGAATCATTCGCTTTACATTGATTCAGATAACTACATAAGGGACCTGAATGATTCCACGGTGCATTTTCTTATAGGCACGAATTATTACGACTATGCAATGTTTGACAATGCGGTACTGGCTTGGACGGATTCAAGCTATACCGAGTTTGCTTGGTGGGACTATGATGGATTGTCCGCGCGTCCAGGTGAATCTACGTTCATTCCCCTAATAATTGAAAACCATCTTTATCTTTACAGCTCAACCCAGAAAAAGATTTACGACACAAACCAGAATGAATACCTTGAGATAGACATAAATGTACCGAACGGAACCAAGTACATTTATGCAAACAAGGAACTTACGGATTTGTATTTCTTTTCACCAGTGGGGTATTATTACAATGATTCAGACTTTATCAATCTTGCGGACAGAAAGACAAGATTGGCTTGGTGCCAGAATAGGCCCTATGCGATACTCAGAAACACAAACAGACTTGTAAGGTGCGACCATACGCAGATTCAGATAATTGATACGGAGTACATTCCAATGACCTTCGTTTCTGAAAAGTACGTACTTACAAGGAAGCCTATGAGCGAGCTTACATTCCTTGAAGGATATGTAAATGATACGGACTTGAATTTCAGCAACAACATTTACTTTATAGTTTTGGCTTACATGCTTGCAATTGCATTCAAAAACAAGCAGGGTGGGGATACAACCGCATTGTATGCACAGTACGAAAGTGCCGTACAGCAGTTGTTTGATTCAATCAGTAATGACGCTAATGATTCGTACCAGATAAAAAACGTCTATAAAAATAATGGAATCTACATATGGTAAAGGAAGAAAACTTATTTTCACAGATTACAGATAAAAGATTCTACGAGGGACAACCCTGGCAGACTTGGAATGTAACGGACAACATTACGATTACCAACTCCTCACAAAGCTATACCACTACATTTGATTATGAGGGTGAAATTGATACAACATCTACAAGGTACGGCCCGCAGGGTATAGAGTATTATACATACACGACAACCACAAGCGGCGAAGTGTCCGCAACGGTACACCCATATGAATACGTAAGTACAACATCGCAGAAAAACGTGGATGTCGTAATGAATACTTCATCGTCCGACAGCTATTCAGTTATTGCGGAAAACAGCGTCTACTATTCATTCGTTCAGAATCATTATTTCTACTATCAAATAGGTCGTGTAGCGGATGTTGTATATGACGATGTTACGATAAGCCAGACGGTTGAAGGACCAGTTGCCATTACATCAAGCTGGTGGGAAATAATGTCCGTGTCCAATTCATTTGATGACAGTGGCCTTGACCGAACGGAAACATTGAAGGTGGATGATTCAAATCTTACGAACAACACCATAAGAGTCCTTTTATTTGATGGGGGTCAAAGTGCGCTTCCAGCCCCAGTACGTTGGAACAGCTCATTTACTTTCAATGTTGCGATTACATACAGTTCGTTTGAAACGGCAACCACAAGCAAGATTATGACATATTCATTTGCAACGGGATGGAATAGAGAAAGCGGATACAGTATGTCCGTAACCGGAATAAACAGTTATACGGACAATCTTCCATATCTTACGTATTCTTCCAAGTCCACTTCAAGGACATTGCTTACGACAATCAGAAGCACTTATGAGGTACCGACACAGACGACGACAAGCTGGGTGGAACCGAAACAAGTATCAAGCTTGATTAGTGCATAAAAGAGGGAACAATAAATGGCAGAAAAGAAAGCGGAAATATCAAACATAAACTTGGCAAGTGGCTCATTGAATCTTGACGATGAGCAGATTCAGATTACTGGCTATGAAGGCTATAACAAAAAGAACTCACTATACCTTGGCAATCAGTTGAAAAACTGGTACAAGAAAAAGTTTACTGTACCAGACAACATACCTAACGCCAAGATTATACAGAAATGGGGAAGCAATGTCATTTGGCAGGACGGAAACGGAACAATCTATAAGGATGAGCTTCCATTGGGAACATTCAATACCGTGGGATTCCATATAGAGGACGTAACAGACCAGTGGATTTCTGAACCGACTTATCAGGAACCATCATCTTTTTCAGATTTGCAGTTCAAGATAAAGGGTGACAGGATTTCATTCAAGTTTTTACAGAATGGTGTGGAAAAGACAACCGAAATGGCTTTAGCCGGCTTAGATTCCATTGGAATAACATATGGAACGTATTCAGCCCACGGTGACTCAATTTATGTTACGCTTTTCAACCGTACAAACTATATGTCTTGCTACTACGATGGGTCTACGTTCATTCAGGACGAAAACTTTCTTGTATACTCTGGTAATCTTCTGGAAAAGCCAAATGTGTCCGGCTCCACGAGGGTAATTTATGATGCCGTTTCAACGACATACGACACGGCGACTACCCACCATTCGCAGAATCAGTTTGGTCTAAATGAATTTACATTTTCTGAAATACTTGACGGTAGTGGTAACGGAACTGGCGGATGGTCAAGGGGTAAAAGGATACGGTTTGAATACGACCCAGTAAACGAAATCCGCTACTATGCTCTTTACTATAATTTTGAGCAAACTGGTATAAGTGTAAATAACTCTATTGTGGTCAGTAACATTGAATCTATAGTATGGCACCATAGCCAGTCCATACTTTACATGGACTCTGAAAGAAAGCTCAAGCTTTTGAAGGCTGTAAGTACGCCATATCTTGAATGTCAGCCTATAGTAAAGGACAGATACCTTTTGGTAAATACCACGAGCTATGAAAATACTATAGACCTGGTAACAAACGGTACATTCTGCCGTTCGGATGACTATAATGACAGGTGCCGTATAAATACGACCGGCGATGGTAATTATCTTTGTGTTACAGGATGGAATGAACAAGTAGAAATCTTCCAGGACGTAGCGTTTGCTTCGGTATACCCGGCACGTATACAGAAAGGTGGAGCGATAACATCCATAGACAGATACAGCGCTGACGATTACATACCTCACGAGGTGAACGTGTACATAGGTGCTTCGGCGGGATTGACTACCCCGCTTTATCATAATTCATACGATGCGAATCTCGGACAGATAAAGACGAACTTCAATCTTACGAACATGTATTATCCGATGAACGATTACCCTCTGTACAATACTTCGGTAACTGCCGTTTTCAATGACATTTACTTGAATTATGCTTTGGTTGATGAAGGTGGATTTTCATTCATTACGCAGATAGACCAGTACCAGAATATGATTTTCGGTTACTATCCATCAACATACATTCAGTTGAGTAATCTTTTCGTAATTCAAGGTACAGTCTATGGAATAAACGACCAATACATTGTAAGGCTTGCAATAAGTAAATCTACCATTACGGATGTAGGCGTTGTATGTAACAAATCCGACATGATTTACATTGGTGCTACACCTAAAACGGCACTATTCTTTTCACCTATGGACAAGTCAATCTATCTGTTTTCTGGCGACCAGTCAATGACCAAGGCGTATGACTGCAACAAGGTTACGGACATTTATTCATTCTACAACAATCCTGCTACAGGATTTATAATGATTGCAACGGACGTAGGAATAATCGGAATCTATAACGACCAGATTTTCTGTATGGAAGATGTCATATATGACGGCTACCTTTATTATACAAACAACTGTTACATTATAGGTGATACGGAGTACACGCCTTATAAAAAGGAAGATTATGAAGTGGTTCCGATAATACTTGAAACAAAATTCTATGGTGCTTCAAATGAAATAAAGTCTACCAATGACTGTGTATACATTAGGCTTTTCAGTGAAAATGATGAGCCACGTGGACAGGTAAAGGTATGGTGCGAAACATTGAATGAAAAATCTGCCAAATCCAATGAAAAGATTTTCTATGTGGACAAGTCCAAATACGACCCCGCAACAAAATCTATGTACTTGAGATACCAGCCAAGATTCCAGGAAGCAACAGGTTTTAGAGTTCATATAGAAAGCGACTTTTCCATAATGTCTGTTTCAATTTCGCATAAGGCGGAAACGGTTCAAAACTCTGCATATAATCTTTAGAAACATATTTTCTATTCCCTCAGGTGGTCTAAAAAATGGACCACCTTTTTTTATTTTTCACCATCTTACTAAGTTTCTTATGAAAGCAAAAAACAAAAAGGAGAATAAGTAATGGCAGCTCCAAAATATGATTCATCAAATTATGATGCGGCGGCTAATAAATACAGAGAACTGCAAGACAAGTACAGTGGTGAAAAAGGCTGGAATCTTGCAGAAAAACAGTCAAGCGAATCCGCCGACAAGGTAGCGGCTAATGCCGGAAGTATTGCAAGTGCAGAGGCAAGCCGTTCGGCACGTTCAGCCGGAATGACACGTGGACAGGCGGCGGCAGTGGGTGCAAGTCAAGGTGCCAAGGCTGCACAAGATGCTTATGGAAACGCATATAGCAATGCAAGAAGCCAGGCTCTGGAGAACAACCGTGATACTCTTAGCAGTCAAGAAACCCTTATGAAAAGCGAACAAGATAAGGACACAAACAATTACAATTCCGAAAGCAACCGTTACGGTGCGGCTATGGGTGCAGTTGGTGGTGTATTCAATGGTGTCGCAAGCGCACTTTCTGACGAAGGCTTGAAGTGTGTTCAGGACAAGACTGATAATGTTGAAGCACGTCGTCAGGAACTTTTAGCAAGACTTAGAGGAGAAAAGAAATAATGGGCGCAGGGGTAATGATAGCAAAAGCTATACTTGGTGGAATCGGTGGTGGTTTCTCAGGTGTAGCAAAAGGAATGAATACGGCGGAGGTTGGTTCAAAGAAGACTGACCACAAGGACAAGTATTACCAGCTTGGATATGATGTTGGAAACCAGGGACTTGATAAGCTGGCGGAACAGAAAGAGTCCCTTATGAGCCAGTTCGGAAAAGGTGGAAAAGGTGGAACTGGTGGAGAAGGAGGCGATGCCAAAGGTGCCGGTGAAGCAGGGGCTTCTGGTGCAAGTGGAGCTGGTGCAAGTGGAGCGGCTTCAAGTGGTGCTTCAAGTGCCGCCTCTGGTGCAGCTGCTTCCGGAGCGGCCAGTGCGGTATCGGATGAAACATTGAAGTCTATTTATGGTGATTCAATCGATGATAAAATCATTGAAAACTTTGCCAAGATTTCTGCCATTGACTTCACATACAACGATGAGGCAAAAGAAAAATACGATGACAATCTTGGCGTAGACGATAAGGAACACGTAGGTGTCATTGCACAGGAACTTGCGGTAAATGATGCTACAAAGGGAACCGTAAGCCAGAATGAAAATGGCGACCTTGAAGTAGATACAAGGCACCTTGCATTTGCAGATACCGCCGCAATTGCGGAATTATCAAGACGTGTACTTGCTTTGGAAGAAGCGGTAAAAGAATTGAAAGGAGGAGAATAATAAATGTCAGGCAAATCAGGAGACGAACAGCACTTGTCTGTAGTAACCACTGGTACTGGAAGTGGTGGAGGTACCACCAAAAGCAAGTGGGCTTATAATACTGGAGGCTCAAACCCTATAAACTATAACTATGACGCGGCTACTAATACGTATGAAGTAGACATGAGCGACTGGAGCAACGAGGGGTTTGATAATTACCGTGATTCATCGTCCGGCAATCCAAAATACTATTGGAAGGACTCCAAGGGTAAGAAGCATTTCGTAGACAGTGAAGATGATGCTCCAAGGAATGCTACCCTTTATAAAGCGGACGCAAGTCTCTTGGGGGTACCTGTAAGCGATGATTCACCCCTTAGAAAAACCAATGTATCTGGAACAGGTAACTGGGGTAACAGTGAGTATAGACGAGTTTTAGGTGAACGAAAACAATCGGCTATAGGTCACAAAAAAGCGGCTGACATTGCAGCCGAAGAAAAGAAGAATGCAGATGCTGCTGCTGCAGCCGAAAAGAAAAGACAACAAGCCGCTGGTGCCGCCGCAGATGCAAATACTAAGTGGCGGAATGGATTGACGTTTGCACAGTACGCTACCGATGCTACATATAACAGTGGAAAAGGTGCTACATCTAATGAGCTCTTACAAAAAGCAAAGGATGAAAACCTTACGTATGATGAAGTTATGAATGCGGTAAAGGGTACTTTATGGGAAAAGAGCAGCAAGTTCAAAACACTGGTTGAAGAATACTTTCCAAAGATTGACCGTGACGAAGAGCGCAAGCGTGTATGGGAAGAGTTCAAGATTGACTACCCTGATATGTCATTTGACGATTTTGAAAAGCTGTATGCGGCTGACGATGAAAAAGTAAAGGCCGTCAAAAACAGAATGGCTGAAAGAAAACAGTTTGAGGCAGATGAAAAAACTCGAAAAGAAAAGGAAGCGGCGGAAGCGGAAGCCAAAAGGCTTGCGGAGCTTGAAGATGCCCGTAAAAAAGCTGAATCCGAAGCGGAAAAAAGAAGGCTCGATGCGGAACTGAAAAAACAGGCACGTGAGTTTGAAGCAAAATATCCGTGGGCAATTGCACAATTCTGGAACCCAGGGTGGAGTAAAGGACAAAAATGGGCGTTGCTCGGCGAAATACTTTCAAACATTGCGTCAAATACAATCAATGGTGCAGTGGCGGGCTTCAACAAGACTTCCTACACGCCTACAAAGGGTAGGACACAACAGTATCTTGATGAGGCTTATGGCGCAAGGAATAAGCGTAACCAGACGATACTTGATGAAGACGCAAAGTCACAAGCTAACCGTATCCGTCGTGATTCTATCATTGACAGCTCAAACCTTTTGTCTGGATTGAATAATGAAGAGCGTTCAAAGGTTCAGACTTTGTTTGAAGGTAAGACTGCTACACGCTCAGAGTTCTATAAGGCACTCGGCGATTTCCGTACACCAGAAGAAAAAGAAGAAATGTATGAGGAATACAAACGCGCCAAGATTTCTTATGAGGAAGGCTCCGACAAGTATTCTAAAACTTTGGACAATGAACAGAAAGAGACTACCTTGAAGTTCAGCCAGCTTCAGAACTATATCAAAAATGAACAGGACGCAACTTCATACCTCAATTCATTACTTGATGAAAAGAAACATTTGCAGAGTTTGCTTCTTGATGTAGACAAGATGAAGGAAGCGGATTACTGGCAGGGTTGTCAGTATGTTATGAACTTTATTGGTGGTATACAGACTGCACAGTCCCAAGGTACGCATACAGATTCTGTTACAAACTTTACTAATAATAATTCTGGTTATAACGCTAATGGTAGTTTGACTCTTGGATTCCAAGGTCTTGGTGCAAGTATTGGTGGTGGATATCAGAACATGACATCCACTGGTCAAAATGCTACGGTCGCCAATGGCTCTGTTTCTGGAAAGCAGATGGATGTACTTAGGTCTATGAACATCAAGACTGCTGAAAGGAACGGAAACCAATACATCAAGGATACAAAAGAAAACCGTGAGGCATTGAAGAAAAGCATTCAGGAACAGATTGATTTTCTCGACAATGAAGCCATACCACAGGCGAAAGAACTTAGGGATGTTATCAAGGCTGAAAACAAAAACACAATTACAATGCACGATGGTATCGTAAAGGGAAAAGGCGTTGCACAAAAGATTGTCCGTGCGGATGGACAGGTTATAAATCTTGACCCTAATGATAACATTTATGCTACCAAGAATGACATTACTACTGCTAATGATGATGGTGAGGACGTTGTGCCTATGGAACAGAATGAAACGCTTGAATACCAGAAACGCCTTGGCTATACGGAAGGAAGTTCAATAAACAAGGACTTTGACTATTATCTTGAAATGATGAGGAGGGCATAAGACCTATGGCACTACCGATAAAAAACTTTGATACAAGAAAATACATAAAACAGTCTGAGAAGGACATTGAAAGAAAAAACAAACAGACTTCTACTTCCCAGCAAGCTTTATCAAATCAACTGGTAGCACAAGGAATGATGAACTTGAACCCTAATACAAGTCCAATAAACCAAGGTGGTACACCGGTTCAGCAACAGTAAAAGAAAAAGGCTGTCCTAAAAAGGCAGCCTTTATTGTTATGTCTAAATTACTAAGTTTCTTATGAAAGAGAAACATAAGCTTACAAAGCCGGAGGTAATTGCACGTATAAATGACCTCCTGGCAAACAATAATCAGAAAATAGTAAAGTATCAGAAAAACTATGCTCTCTATAATCAGTGTCCTATGACGGACTTGCGGGCCAAGATTCCTTATGTTGTAGGCTACATTGACGATGTATACTCAGATGAAACATCCGTACCAAAATTGAATGTCATAAAATCTGCCATTGATGCAGTTGTGTCAAAGATAAGCACTGCACATTGCAGACCGTTCGTAAATACAGTAAAGGGAAGCTTCAAGACAATTCAAATCTGTAAGCAGTTACAGACATTCCTTGACTTTTATTATGATGAAAAAGGTGTTCCTTCCAAGATAGTTGAAGCACTTAGAGATGCTTGTATTTTTGATTCTGGATTTATTTATTTTGATGAGGAAACAGGCGACATCCATAACATATCACCTTGGAACTTTTATTCACGCCAGACAGAAAAATCCGATTTCAAGTCTTGCTACATTGAGTTTCCTAACCGTTCAGTAGATACGTTGAATGAAAAGGATTATGACCTTCTTACAAAAGCAGAACAGAAGAATCTTTATGTAACGGTTGGCTACTTTTATGATTCAAATACCAAAACAAAAGCCACGCTTGTAAACAGACAAATCCGTGACATTGGTGAAGTAAAGTTTGATTGTGTCCCAGTCGTGCCAATCTATTACACTATGCCGGCTGTCGGAAACAGTGTTTTGTCCATTGCGGATATGCTTCGCGGCATACAGATTGAAATTGATGAACTTATGAAGCGTATAGCCGAGGCTTCCATATTGAACCCTGCACAGACATTCTTCTTACCGAACGCTTCATCCATAAAAGTTGGACAGTTGAACAATAAAGTTGGTAACGTAGTTCAGTACAATTCCGCCAATGGCGCACAACCAGTTGAAGTTGCAACACCTAATTTTATTTCCGACCAGTATATGTCCGTGCTGGATAATCTTATGGAAAAAGCATACAACATGGTCGGTATATCCCAGTTGTCCGCACAAGGTAAGAAACCTGCCGGACTTGATTCTGGTATAGCACTCGCAACACAAGCGGACATCGAATCGGACAGATTCCAGGTACTGTTAGACCAGTACGTAAAGGCATTCACAGACCTTGCAAAACTTATGATGAAAATGTTCCAGCAAGACAAGGACATCGTTGAGCCTAACAGATATTCATTGAGGTTGAAATGGGGCGATGTAGAAAAGGAATACGACAAAATGCGCATTCAGTACAGTACCGCGGACAGCCTATCAAAAGACCCATCGACAAAACTGCAACAGCTCCAGACACTTGCACAAGCTGGTATTATTCCGGCTACACAGATTGCTTCATTGCTTGAATTGCCTGACATTCAGCGTGGCTATAATGTGGCAAACAATGCCTACTCTGCAACAATGACATTGATAGACCAGGTAATCTATGAAGACAAGTATGAAGTTGTAGACTATGTTCCATTCCAAATGGTAAAGGAACAAATCATAAACATGGAATTGTCATTACGCTCCGCTTCAACGGATGGTGGAAACGATGATGACATCAAGAAGCTGGAAAAATATTACAAGATGGTGGAAGAGCGTGAAAGGTATCTTTCACAAGATGAGGGTGGAATGCAGATGCAAGCGAACAATCAGGATGTATCGCAGAACAACATGTATTCCGCACAGAATAATGCGGAGTTCGGAAACGGCGTAACCGATACGATGAACTCCACCGAAGAGGGCGTGGCAAGCCCCTATCAGACGGAAGCGGAAGTTAGTAGTCAGTAAGAAATTACATGATTACTAAGTTTTACAAATACTAAGTTTTTTATAAAAGGAAAGAATAGTAATGAATGAAACAATTGAACAGACATTACTTGCCATCAAGGAATCTATCGTGTTCCTTTTGGAACAGGAAAAGGTTCGTGGTGAAGAGGTGAAGGCATTGAATGAAAAGATTGAAGCCGTAAATGACGTGCTTGTAAATCAAATCATCAATCCTGCCGCAGAAGCATACAATGAGGAGCAGTTCAATAACTTCAACGACCAATACGGTGAGCGTCTTGGAAAGTATGACCAGACCATTCAATCTGTACAGAATAATCCAGAATATTCATCAAGTCGTGAAGCTTGGAATGAACTTCAGAATCTGCCGGAAGAAGAAAGGGAAAATGTTGACATGGAATCTTTCGTATCTGGCGTAGAAGAAGGGCTTGCAGAATATGTTGACGGCATAAAGAAATCCCTCGGACTGCCTGATGATGCTCCGGTTGAAATCAAAGAAAAAGATGGTGAAATCGAAGTAAAATCAGATGCAGATGGTGATGGTAAGATGGAAACGGTCGCTACTGAAGATTCTGGTGAAGGAACAGTAGATGAAGGTGATGGCTCTGGGGAAGAAAACGTTGACGATGAAGAAATCGAAAATGACGAACCCACAGATGAAGAAATGGAAAAATACCTCAAAGGCGAGGACTAAAAAATAGGAGAAATAAATAGATATGGCTATTACAGCAGAAGCAGGCATCCTTGGGATGCTCAAAACTTTTTACGCAAAGGAAGGTCTTGTAAATCTTCTTTATCGTAACGACCCTCTTTTGAAGGACATCAAGAAAGAGCGTGTAGAAGGTAAGCAGGCTAACTTTTCAGCATTATACAGTCGTGGTGGAGCGGTTTCCGCAAATTACACAAAAGCTAAGGAGCTTGCAAAAACAACCGCACAGGCTAAAGAGTTCCAGGTAGTTCCTGGTCAGCTTTTCAGTGCTTGTGTTTTCAACAACAAGGAACTTTTGGCTTCCAAGAGCCTTCGTGGTGCATACATCAATGTTGCATCAGCAAAGTTCTTCGCTAATGCGGAATCTTTCCGTAAGACTCTTGCAGTTGCACTTTATGGAACTGGACACGGTGAGTTGTTCACAGTAGCTTCTAACCAGGCTGACATTACAGCTGGTACTGCTGCTACAGTAACTTTCCCACGCCATGCAATTATGGGTATTGACATTGGTTCAGAGATTGAGTTCAAGGCAACTCCTTCTACTGCCGCAACTGCTTCAACCCCTACTGGTACTGTTACCGCTATCAACGGTACAACTGTAACAATTATGCCTAAGGTCGGTGGTACAATCGCTTCTACTGTTGCTTGTATCGCTGGTTGTTCAGATTCTACTGGTGCTGGTTTGCTTCCGGTTGGTCTTGCAGGATGGCTTCCAAAGACTGCACCTTCAAGTGGTGAGAGCTTCTTTGGTGTTGACCGTTCTATCGCACGTGACCGCTTGGCTGGTACATACATCAACGGTAACGGACAGGCTAAGTACAAGACTATCGAAGATGGTATCCTTGCACTTCGTGCTATGGGTTCGCTTTGTGACAAGATTGTTATGAACGATGAGGATTACCTCGACATGGCTCGTGAAATCGAGGCTAAGACATACTTCACAAAAGCTAACGGTGGTGAAGGAAAGTCAAAGGCTAACGTAGGTTACAAGGACTTCGGTTTCTCTGTATCTACAAACTGGCTTGAGAATGTAATTGATTCTCCATACTGTCCAAAGGGAACAGCTTACATCCTTGATTCTGGTACAATCGAACTTTGGACATTGACAAATGCTGAAAAGGTTGCGGATGGTATCTCTGGAAACGAAGCTGGTAAGCCCGATGTAAATGGTGAGACTGATGTTCAGGACAAGCCATACCAGTTGCTGGTAAACGACATGTTCACAATCAACGCCGGTGAGGACACAATCGACGGTCCTGCAGCAGTTGTTGCATTGAACTTCTACGGACAGTTCGTTATTACGAATCCGTCTGTAAATGCAGTCATAGAGTTCTAAGATAAACTATAAAATGTAAAAAAGTTGCATATACTGCACCTCATACCGCCATCCTTGGCGGCTTCCTGGGGTGCTTTTATATGCAGGACTGGGGGAATAAATGGATATGTGGGAAGCAATCTGCAAAGTACTTACGGACAGTAACATTATACCGATTGGCGTAATACTAATCTTGGTAATAGTCACTATGGCTGTACTGGTAAAAATAGGTCTTGTATCTTTTCACGGAAAAGGTATTGCCGTGGGTAATGGAGACAAGGAACGAAACATTATTAGACACCAGATTGATTACGCAGAAGGTGCTTGTACAGATTTTTTCATAAGATTGGAAAGAAAGCCTGGCTTTGAAGAATGGCGGGCTAAATACATAATGGAAAGAGCCTATGATGTACTGGTTCGTATCATAAGCTACAATCACATACAGGTAGAAGACACTTACCTTGAACTAAGGCAGTCTGAAATCTGGAAAACAATACAAGAACACAAGGAGCCAGATGATGACCCCTACTATCATTCAGAAGAGTTCAAAAAGATTATTTACAGTGAAGTAAAGGGTGTTATAGAAAAGCTTGTAAAGATTAGGGAATTTTACAGCAAGTGACAATAGAAAAAGCGAAAGCTATTTTTGATTTGGATGATGAAACAAGTGGTTATTTACCGGACCCAAAAAACGACATTGTTTTTGAAATAGATGGGTACTGTTTCGTCATTCAAACAAAAAACGGCTTCAATAATGTAATCTTTGCCAAGTTCAAGGACTGCAACACTACCCTAAGAAAAGTGTTCCTTGAGTTTGTAAAGATTATGAAAGAAAAAAACATAATGTTTATAAGAATAGAAGGCAAAGGAAACCGGTACAGATTTCTACCCAAGATGTTTCCGAAGTCTTCTTTTTTATCTGAAACAGAAAATGACCGGACTGTATTTTACGTCAAGATTATGGAGTAAAACGTGTGGAAAAAATTCATAGGTGTATTATTATTGCTCTGTCTGTCATGGTACTCATTTTCGGATGTACCACAATCTTCTACGCAAGAAAATCTAACGAATCTGGAAGACTTTGTAATCAACTCCGAGAACGAATCATTGATGCAGAAAGCACAAATAAAAGACTTGCAGACACAGTTGAACGAAGCAAATCAATCTGTGGAGAGCTTGAACAGTCAGTTGAAAGAAATATCACAAATGCAAGAGCAGCAGTCGAAGTTATTGAAGAAATCAGAGTTCAAGTGTACAGTCTTGAAATGGAGCTTGGTGGTTTCGATTGGGATAAGTATTACAGCAGTCTCGACGCTGATTGTGGTCTACAATAGCCAGAAATAGTGTAAGTTTATGTTACAATCCTATCAACTGGATGGGCAATAAAAAAGCCCCACGAAAATGTGGGGCTAAAGGAGGAATGAAAAAGATTATATTTTTACCGCCACACCGATTGATGCCGCGTATTTTACACTGTTTGCTACGGTCGTAGGCATGTTTGAAAAAACTTCTGGATGCTTGCAGTAGTAATCAATACTTGCGTATACCCCTATATTACCGAAAAAATATTCTGCTTTTGCACCGATTGTATTCTTTATGGAATGTATCTTGTAGCTAATGGGGTTTTCTGGTACTTCAAGGCTTTCCATTCCGGCGTAGAATGTTAGTATGTTGAAAGCCTTTATTGTAATCTGTAACTTTGTTACCATCTGATTACCCTCGTTCCATATGCTTATGGTATTCAAGGGTACATATCCTACGGACGCAAGACAACCTATTTCAAGCCAGTCAAACGGCTTCACGCTGTAATCTACGCCTAACGTTATGTCCACGTATTGCGTAGTAAAGCTAATGTCGCAGGATGCACCAAGAAAGAAAACGTTGTACTTCAAGTATGAATGATTCTCGATGCTAAAGTACGGCGATGGTGGGTTCAATCTTGTAGAAAATAATGTTTCGCTGTATACATACTTGTAATCAGCAATTGCCTTGGCAGAAAAGCCGGGCTTATGATTGAATCCAAGGGCTGTAGTTATGTCATCTGGATTGGTATGTACATCATTACAAAGACCAAAACCAGTATAAAATTTTGTTTCGCCAAAAGTAAAGATTGCACCAAAAATTGCAATTGCCAAAACCATAATAATCTTTTTCATCTTTTCTTTCCTCTCACCATGCATATTATAACTATGTATTTAGTTTACCCTAAAAAACGAATAAAAAAAGCCCCGAAGGGCTTGTGTCTGTCATCACGACAGTCTATTTTATTTTCCATTACAAGAAATATTTTGGGGTTGTCTTCCACTTATTTCGCTGGCTTGGTGTCATATCATAAACTTCGTCCCTTATGCCCATTTCTGCTTGCCAAAGGATTTCTGATTCTGAAAGTTTCGCTGCTACATACCAAGGTAACTTGCCACTTTTATAGCCTAAAAGACGTGCAAAGTATTTTTCTATCTTCTGGTGTTCTTCAACAGAAATGTGTCCGTTTTCACAGTCGCTTTCTTCGTTGACCCAAGATGCATATTCCTTTTTGTAGCCTGCATCAATCCATTTCTGTTCAGTAGATGGTCTTGTCTTTTTTTCAACAAGCTGTGCGTCAACAGTTCCGACTACGTTCAGCCCTGCCTTGTTCAATGCCTTAGTCATATCTAAGTGCTTGATTGAACGTGGGGAATAAAAATCCCAACCTTTGTCGCCTACCAATTTAGAAGCCTTTGTTTTTCCTACTTCGTTGAATACAATAGTTGTTGTGTTGTACTTCTTTGTTGCTTCTGCAACGGCGTTCATGTCTGGGTTTTTTCCATTTACCAAAATTACGTTCTTCATTTTCATTTTTCTCCTTAGGCATTTTTGCCTTTATGTCCTTTATATTATAAGTATTTTAGCGTTTACCCTGTGAATCAAATAAAAAGCCCCAGAAATTGACCAACGTAATGGGAGGGATTATGAAAAAATTATTACTTGGTCAATTCCTGAAGCTTTGTCTGTCATCACGACAGTCTATGTCAATTTCGCTTGTTATGTTTATTATATTATCTCAAAAAACAAAAATATCAGAAAAATCTGCTACTTTTTTTCTTCTTTTGCAGTTTTTTTTCCAATGTAAGCTCCGGCGATAAACGAAGCTAACATCAAAAACAGTGTTGTACTGATAAAAGCTAATACAGCCATACTTATTCCTCCTTTCTTTTTATGTACTTAGTAAAATCTGGTTCAAAGTTCATGTTTATTTCCCCTCAGCCAGTTGTTGAACCTTCTTCATAGTTTCATCATCCACAACTTTATCACTTTTTACTCCCCTTCTTCAAAACTTTATAAATAAAGTAAGGACCGATAATAGGTGATATTGGTAACAATAACATTACTAATAAAAATCTTTTCGTTTCTACGTCATCTGGAACATAGCTTCCATCTGGATTCTTTAGAGGACATATTATTGTGGCTGTTGCGATTGCTGCAATAATAACGTAAGTAACACCTATCAACGTCAAAATGACTAAAAGTACTATGTTCATAATCTTTATTTCTCCTCAACCAGTTCCTGAATCTTTTTCATAGTTTCATCATCCACAACTTTTATTAGACTTTTTAGTGTCATACCTGCCCCCATAAAGTCTCCTACAAGTATGTACCTCATAACGCCTTCTAGCATACTCGAAGTCATGTAAGCGACCGGCTTCACAGTGGGTTTTCGCCATTCGTCTTCTATGTATTTATTCAATATTTTTTGAATATCCCCTTTTGTCATTGAATCCCATTTTTTTGGAAAACATAGTCTCAAAGTTACTTCATCTTCTATAAATGTTTCACCGTTTTCTTTTTCTACTTCTTTCATCTTTCTATTTTTCTCCTTTACTTATTTAGTTGATGTATCCCTTATATTACAAAAAGTCAAATATTTTCCTCTACGCCGTCTTTTTCATTATTCCACTTCAGACCCATTACGTCCAATACGGCTTCGTCGTATTTACCCCCTTTCCAAAGTTGTGTATCTGAAATAGCCTCCCAGTCTATTCTCGGAATAGCTTGTTCAATAGTTCCGCTCTTCTTATTGAGAGACTTTATCAAGAATGCACATAGACCGTGTTTACCTTTGTACCACCACCATGTATTGAAGTTCTTACAAGCGGTTTCGTGACCCTTTCCAAAATCAAGAATCCATGCCATGTACATTTTACCAGTTCCATCTTTTCTATCGTGTACTGGAATGTCTTTCAGCTCTTTTGTAACATTATACTTATAATCCCAACCAGTTTTTGTATCTTGCACATTATTTACACTAATACGCCATGTTGTTGCAAATGTATATGTGTTATCAAATACTACATCTGATGACATCATAGTTTCAAAATAGTTTCTGAAACGAGGTTTCAAGGATTTATTCACTTCATAAAACGCCTTGAACTTTGGGTCATAGCTTTCCATAGACAGTTCTTCGTATGTCTTGAACCGGTCTACAACATCTTTTCGCAATGTACAAATACAAAGGTTATTCGTTATATCCGCGTCCGCGAACATTTTTGGGTCCGCCAAACGGAAGTCTTCAATATGCCTGTATAGTTCCTTAGATTTATACTGACCCAAAGGCATTAGACATACGCATTGGTTGCAGTTCTTGTGAGCTTCGTTTATAATCTTTCCACCCAGATTATATGGGGGGTTAGACATCACAAGGCTCCATCGCATTATAAATACTCCCAATGGTATCCACCTGCGGTTTTGCGTGCTCCTCGTGCAGCATTGCAAATGTTTTTTATAGATGTTATTTCACTTGCTTTTTTTGCAGATTCAAATATTTCACCAGTTTCTACGCAACGAACTTTCTTTGATAAGCGTTCTGAGTTTATTTTTCTTACACGTTGTTTTCCTTCTTCTGACATTGAATGTCCTTTTTTTCCAGTATTATGGATTTTTATGTGTTCAGTATCTTTTATGAAAAGAAGTTCATTAGCTGGTCTATGATAATACATTCCTAATGCTTTTAGTTCCTTCATGGAAATATCAACAAGTCTTTTTTCACCATCAGAGGTGTGTGTTTCCAATCTGTGATGGAGATGCCATCCTTCGAAGTTGTCAGCTTTAGCTTTTTCATAGTTTTCAACATTTTCAAGTGACTCACAACAATACCTTTGATGTTGCTTATATGATTTGAGATAGTTCTTGATATATTCACGTCGTTCTTTCCAACGATTTGGACGGTGTTCTTTTTCCCAAGCCCTACACCTTTCAAGATATTCTTCACGTGTTTCATTCTTTCTTTTAGTCATTTCTGTTCTCCTTCTTCTTTGTATCTTTCATGACTTACTAAGCCAGTTACGAAACCCCACCTTACACACCTGTAATGACTGTCTGTAGGATTAGTCCAGCTTATTATGTCTATTGCACATTCACAAGCTTCTTCAAAAGTTTCGAATGAAACATAGATATAACCGTTCCGTAGCTTCACGTCAGTCGGTTTTGTGTCAGTTACATTAGCCGTATGTCTGTCCATTGCCCCACCAAGGTATG